GAAACCTGAGCTAATCGGCACCACGTAGATGTTGGGCGTCTGAGAAGAGCCAGTGAAGTTCTGGACTTCTAGCGAGAACTGTAATGTAAAATTTCCAACGCTTGGAATACCGCTCCTTTCGGAGTATTTAATCGCTGCGAGGGAGCGACGGAGTAGACCATTTCTTCTGCTGTCATCTGAGATTGTCAATCTCATCGAGCACTAAACCGTATGGCCGTTCAGGTTCTCCACTGCCTAACATAATGGCATAGAGGAGCTTCCACCCACGTTACCCAATCCTATTCATTCTTAACCGTTGGGAAGCGTCATTAACGCTGTTCTCCTTTTGTCTTTCGACTAAGGATGGTAGAATAGGCTCTAAGGGAGTTCGTAGTATGATGTTGATTCATCAAGATTTATGAGCACTGCTTTATTAAGCAGCACAGGCCCCGAAGGAGTTAAGGCCAGGTGCTTGTCCAGACTGGAGAGGGAAGTCACGACCAGGGCGTAGCACTAGAGGACCGCCCACTAGACCTACACGGCCACCAGAGCGAGTCACGGTGCTAGTCGTAGTCGCAACCTGCGAGAACGGCACATAACCATAGCCAGACCACTCAGACCAATCCATGTCTACACCATTGTGAACAGACATTCCATATAGCTGCTCCTGCGTCATCGTGGAAATGAGCCCAGAGAAGTTGTCAAACTGCAAAGCAATCTTGGTAATGGGAAGAGACCAATCACCATTCGTGGCATCAGCATACGAAGAAGGCTTCACATAGATTACGAGCAGGTCCGGGATGTTCGGGAGAGTAATCGTGTTCGACGTCAACTGGGTGCCAGCAGTTAGTAGAGAAGTAGACGCAGGCACGGCAACAGACGGGGTAGAAATATAACGAGGGTATTCCTGGTAAGGCACGATGCTCTTGGGAGGCAGAGGAACATCCAGAGACGGCGTTAGGAACTGAACCGCTAGAGACGGCTGCGTTACCCATAGATCACTCTTGCCACCATTCTGAGACCAAGTCGTCGTTAGAGCACTAAAAGACGCATCAAGAGCCTTGCCAGTCTCTACACGGAAGAGCGTAGTGTCCAGCGAGGCACGGAAAGCACGAGCAGGAGAAGGAGCCATGTTCATCTGCACTTGGAAATTCTGAACACCAAAGAGACCAGTGCTGAGTTCATCCTGATCAGCAAACATGAACGGAGATAGCAGAAGCTTCTCTACAGAACTTACAACCGCATAAAACGTTAGAGTGCGAGCAGCAGCAGCGACATTTAGGTCTGCGGCAAGCTGAGGCTGGCCATTTACATACCGAACATTGCCAGCAGTCACAGGAGCAGCAATCGTGCCTACAGCAGGAGTCACACCAGTGTCATCCGTCGCAAAGTAGAAACCATTAAAGCCACCATTGGCTACCTCATCAGAATTCTTGGTCTCATCCCAAGCAAGCAGAGGAGTGTTCTTTACTATGCGAGAATCAGGGTATTTGGCATAACGATCCAACATCGTCGGGCAAGTGCGCTGGCGACGAGAATCCGCCAAGTCCGCTAGACGAAGCACCTGAGGGAGAACATCCTGCGTGTTCATAGTTACAGTCGCATCGTTAATCGTCGCAGACATCTGGTTCACGGCCTGATGAAGAGGAAAGGCCGCAGGGGCAATTAGACCAGTTAGAGGAGTGCCAGCGGGAATGTCAAGAGTGCCAGCCGTTAGAGCAACCGTAATTACAGCCACAGCGGTCGCCTGCCACTGAACAGCGCGGTCTACGAACACGTTCTCGGACGGCACCTGAACGTTGAACTGGCAAGAGGATGAGTCAGCAGTCTGAGCCTGAACGGATACGTTGGAAATAGAAGAAGCACCCTTCTCAACCGCAAACTTCGGCTTCTGCTGGATAATGCGAGGGTCGAACACGGAATACTTCGAAACTTCGCTAGCCATGTTTTGTTATTAAGAAAACAAATTTTTTTAAAAGAAACGACGATTACAAGACGAGCTTCTTCTTGAAAAGCAGACGGAATGACATCGACCCTTGGTTCGGAATAGTTAGTGAGATCAGTGAATTTGTTAGTCGGTTGCGCCAAAATAGTGAAACGTCCACATCCGAAATTCCTTCCTGTGAGGGCGACAAGGAAGAAAAAGTTAGCGTCTGGGGTTCGTATACTACAGAGCCTCGCCAGAAATCTGCTTTTGTAGCATTAATAGGAACTTCGATTAGAACCTTCTGGAAGGCTCCACCAGAAGAACTCTGACCACCAACGTTCGCAGTTCCAAATACAATTGGGTTTGCGGTTCCTTCGTTGCGAACAGGGATTTGGGTCGTCACAAGCACAATAGATGACACAGGTGACCAAATACTTCCAGTGCTTATGTAATCTTGGGGAAGTCTTACAAAGAATGCATTAGCAAGAGCAGCACCGCTAAATGGATTTGCTAACTGAACTATAGAAGACTTAGGCAGACTTCTCAAGGTATTTCCTACAGGTGTGGTTGCCTTTGCGTCTCCACTAGGCAAATCAATATTTAGGCCTGTGTCAAACACAACTTCTGGCAAGTAATATTCATCTGGACCACCATTAGGACCTCTTAAAGCACCATCCCACTTCTGCATTGGTCCATAATAGACAGATGAAAAGTTCGAAAGCAATAGTTCCAAGCAGGTATTCATTCCAACAAATGAATATTCTCCAGATTGGTAACCACCAGCTGCCGTATATGTAACAGAAAAAGGAGCAGGAAGAGCCGTGTTAACAGGAACCATACAGGTCTTTGAATCCTGATTGATTGAAAATAGGCCAGTAGTCTCGTCATATTCAATAAACGGACACTGAGTTCCAACTCCTGAATTTACAGTTTCCCATGCTGTATTTAAAGCCTTGTTTACAAGACTTACCCAATGCGTATAAGAATAGCAATAGTAAAACTCAGATTCTTGCTGGGTAGGCTGAGCCGTTACAGGGACTGGAATGTAAGAAGCCGTATTTTCAGGTTCCCATACAATGAAAGTAGGAGCAGAAAGAGCATAATTAGTTCCATTATAAACACCTACCTGAACACTATAGATTGTCGTAGTAACATCTGAAGGATCATAATAGGTTGCTTGCCCAGAAGTTGGAATATAATTTCCATCTTCCAACTGACATCCAGATGGAGTATTGCAAGTGAATGTGTTTGTTGTTGAATTAAGACATACTCCATCAACAAGATTCAGAAATGAAGAATCAAATCCAAGAATCAAACTAATAATATTCTTATTTTTGAGACCATGTGAAGCACAAGTATACGTAACGATTGAAGTCAGAGGCAAATTGTTTGAATCACGGCTTGTAACAACTACAAGAGCAGCCGTAATGCTTTTCGTAAGTATAGGAGGACTCATTTGAGGAATAAATAGAGGAAGAGTCTTCTGGCATCCTCCTAGACTAAAGTTCTGAACTGATACCTCGTATTTTGAAGCATCAGGAACCAATGGTGTTTGACGTTGGTCTTGAAACACAACACTCGGATCCTCTTTTTGCTTACTAGTCGTTAGAGTATTGTTAATGACAGTTCCATTATAGTAAATGCGATCAGGTGCTGCCTGCTTTCCTTCGATCTCAACCTTTGAGAAACTCATTTACTACTTAACACTATAATTTTTATGGATTACTTACCAATCATGTTGAACGTAAAAGCACTAACAAAGGTATCAGGCGTTAATCCAGTTGACTCTACAAGCTTAATATATTCAGGCAAATGTAAGTTCTTAAAATATAATCTCGTTGTGCAATGCCTTCCACAAGTATTCATATTCATTCTGTCTTTCTGAAATGGGTATGCGTTCGATTTGACCTCGTAACTACTTGCGTTTAGTAGTTGTGTTAATTTCTTAGTCGACTGACCCAACTCCTTTAATTGTTCTTTAGATAACCATTTTGATTCTCCATCAGGTTTATAGTTGCCATAAGGATCAAAATACTCTATAATATTGGTGTCTCTATAATTCAATAAGCATACCCAATGGCCTGTAAAATGATTTTCTGTTAGGTATAGAAGCATAAGCCTTCCCTTGTCATCTAATACATCATCAATACTATTTGCTTTTAATAGGTCCGGATATGACACAATCTTTAATGTTGGAATCATTTTTTGGATGTCTGATTCACTCAATGAATATGACTCAACATCTGGCATTTTCTTTTTCATCTGTAATGCTTCTGCTTGTTGAATTGCTCGCTTCAATTCAACAGGTTTACGTGAGAAAGGAACACCATTCAATTCCGTTCTGTAACCTTTCTTTCCTCCAAGTTGGTATGGTCTAATCAAAGGTTCCATTTAATTTAAGGTTCGAAACAAATCCAGAATTGGTGACATGTCATAAGGCAAGCATAGACTATATAAGACTATGTTTGACTTTAATTGGTTTGGTTATTAATTATAGTATGTCATCAAATCTGGATTTGTTTAAAAGTATTTTTTGCCACGACGACGACGGCCAAGACCAACCGCTGAATCAAACCTAGCAAGATCAGGATAGGGTCCACCTGCCTCAGCCTCACCTTCCTCACCACCAGGAGCGCCCCACACACTTTCAGGTTCTGCGGCAGCAGGAGGACGAGGACCAGGAATTAGAGGACCCGGCTGACTAGGTTGACCAAGTTCAATAGGAGAAACAGCCTCTATAGCAGCCTGACGTTCCTCACTAATAAATGATGGTTTAAAAAGTTCAAGTTGACGACCAATTAGACGAGAAGAAAGTTGAGACATGACCTGCTCACGAGCAGACAAAGGCTCGTAAATTACACGAGCAATTTCTTTTAGTGCTGCATCAATAACCTTTAGAGTCTCGTTTACTGAATCAAGACCACGAAGACGCTTTTCACGGCCTTCAAAAACAAAGCCCAACTCTTCACCAAGATTTGCTCCAGTATAAGACCGAGTCGTTTGAATCATCTTGCTAATAGCCTGTGCATATTTGGTTAGTTGAGAAGGCGTAATAGTTGCTCCAACCTTAATAAAAGCCTGTAGAAGTTTGTTTAGAGTCTCATTTAGACCACTAGAAAATGTTCCAGACGTAAATGCTGTAAAGGCAACCTGAAGCAGAGTGTCAATGTCTC